TTTAAAAGCACAGGAGTGTGACGAGTATTTTGTCTTACTTGAAGAGGTCAAATATGTATTAAAACATGGTAGATGTTCTGGAGATCCGCAAACCGGATGTGGTAATACCTTGATTATGGGTATTGTGTGTAGGGTTATCTTTGATTTTCACGTAGAAATCTTTGCTAATGGTGATGATACAATTGTCATCATGGAGAAACCTATGCTCATTGACGCTCGTAAAAAGATGGCCAATTTTGCTGTCTTTGGTCTTGATGTTAAAGAAGAATCATGTACTGATGAAATAACATCAGTTGAATGGTGTCAGGCCAGGTATACAGAGACCCAACTGGGACCGATGTGGATAAGAAATTATAGGCGGGTGTTGGGAACTATTCTTGCTAATGTGGAATATGAACCAATTAAAATAAAGAGTTTGATGAGTCAAATAGCTCTTGCTGAGTTGCACCAAAATCCTGGACAACCGATAATTGCGCCTATATGTGCTTGGATTTTAAATAAGATGGGGTCTGGTAAGAAATATAAATTCCAATTTAGCCAGCAAACCTTAAGACGTAGTAAATACCTGAAGGGAACCAAGTGCTTAGGCACCCCTTCACTCAAAGATAGGGAGGTGTTTTGGAGGAATACTCAAATTACTCCGTCCAGACAAATTGCCCTAGAAAACCAAATCATTAATGGATTGGAAAGATTCCGGGCCAACCAAGTTAAAGTTACCAATTGGGATGGTTGTGTCATGCTTGGGCTTCATCCCCAGGCTGACCTTAATGTTTAGACCGTAATGTCTATTTAAACTAATTTAGACCGTAATGTCTATAAACTAATGGGGTTCGTTAGATTATTGTTCCAATAATTCCGTGGAGTTTCCTTTAAATCTGATATTTTATGTAAAATGAGCCAGAAGTTTATTGTTGTGGTTTGTCATTCTTGTTGAACTTGCTTTCGAAAGATCGTTCGTGGTTGCGGAGTTGCTGTTGGGAAACAGTGCACGTATTCCTCTTGTTTATGCATTTGACCTACTTATACTATCAACTAGTTGGTCGTATTTTCAGTTTGGATATTCATTGGTTGAGACTTTAAGATCCAAAACGGTTGTCACGGTTACCCCGTGAGTGTAAAATGTACTACCGTGCTATTAAGAATGCCAACAGACTACACGGCGTCACCATCTGTTTTTCCTGTAAAATGTGCCAATTTATTTGGTCGGGTGATGGTTCTAACGGATGTATAGTCGCAGTATAGCCTGGTATCCCATACTGCTACTAATAAAATTATAAAAATTTTCATATATGCCTCCAAAGGCTAAAAAGACACCTCCAAAGGTGCCTCCTAAACCGGCTGCTCTTAAAGCGCCGAAGAAACAAAAATCCAAAAATGCTCCTGTCGTTATGCAGAAAGCTGCGGTGTCTCCTGGTTTTTCTCAAGAAGTCGGAAATTATGTCGGAACTGGTATTGGTTTGCTTGGCCGTTTTCTCGGCTTTGGTGCTTATACAGTTAAGAAGAACTCTATTGTGGGGGCTGGTGGTAGTATACCATCTATGCACTCTACGCGTGACTCTATCATTGTGCGTCATCGTGAATATGTCGGTGACATTTTGAGTAGTACTTCATTCACTTCAAATGCTATTTCTTTAAATCCTGGTTTAACTTCTAGTTATCCTTGGTTATCTAAGATTGCATCAGCTTTTCAGCAATATAAACTTCTAGGTTTAGTTGTTGAGTATATCCCTGAGGTGTCTGAAATTGCTGCTAATGAGATTTCACTTGGTTTTGTGTGTTTGGCTGCGGATTATCGAGCAGATTTACCAAGCTATCCTTCGTTGAATCAAGCTTTGGAATCTGAATTTGCTGTATCTGGTAAGCCTAATGTTCCCCTTGTTCTTGCTGTTGAGTGTGATCCTAGGCAATCCGCTTATAATTCCTGGTTTGTTCGTACCGGGCCTGTTCCTACTGGCGAAGATGTTAAGATATTTGATTTTGCTAATGTTAATGTTCTTGTTGGTAATAACCAGAGTGGCTCTATTGTATTAGGCCAATTGTGGTATTCCTATGAGATTGAACTCTTACGTCCTACATCTTTTCTTGACCCTCCGGCTATTGAGTTTTTCCTCCATCTTACTTCTAATGTACCTGTTAGTGCTAACCCCGTCGGACCCAGTCCAAACCTAGTTTCTTATTCCAATCCAGTAGGTACCAACAGTATTGGTGGTACCAGTTATCTTAATATGATTGGTGTTAATTATGCAAACGATGGTGGGACTGTTAGTTCCGGTGGTGGTTTTATTCATGTCACCTTACCGCGTGGTATTACTGGTGCTTTCCAGATGACTTATGCGTGTACTGGTGCTAGCACTGCAAGTGTTGTTTTGATTCAACCGTCATTTGCTATTTCTAATGCTAGTTTTATTAACACGATGATTGATGTGTCTGGTCCATATGGTTATGCTCCCGTTGTTGCTGAGACCACTACTCAGGTGCTTGCGACTGCTTTTTTCAATATATCTGATTTACAAGCGTCAACTGGCAACTGTGTTATTGTTTTTGGTTCAGCTTCAATGGTGATTCCAGGTGCTCCAGCATTTGCTGATTTCATTGTTGTTCAAACTAGCTCTGCTATCTTCTGAC